ATGGTGCAGGTCGGTGCCTACGAGGATCGTGTCACGTCGCAGTCCATCATGACGAACCTTGCGGCCGGCACGGGTCTCGCGAAGACGTGGCTGGCCGAGCCAGAGGATGCGAACCGCGCGACGTCGCTGACGATGGCCGAGCCGGTCCGCAGGCGGGTGGGTGGCGTGCAGAACCTCTGGCTCGCCATCAACACCGAGCTCGTTCGGTTCGCGGTCGACCAGGCAGTCGCACGCGGTCGGATCGAGAAGACGGTGAAGGTGAAGAACGAGGCCGGCGACGAAGTCGAGGTTGCGGCGTCGGAGACGGTGTCCATCACGGGGCCGGAGATCGCTGCTAGCGACGCCAAGGTGTCGGCGGAGATCCTCGCCAAGCTCTCGGGTTCGTTGAACCAGCTCGTTAAGTCGGGGATCCTCAGCGGTGAGGCGGCCCGAGTCGCGGTGAAGAAAGCCTGGGAGGACTACGTCGGGATCCCCTACAAGCCGGAGCTCGACGATCCCGACCGCACGGACGACATCGCTGCAGAGATCGAGAACGAAGCGGCCAAGAGCCCGCTCAGCGTCGCCAGCTGACGCTCACGAAAGAGGAGGACTCACCCATGGACCGAACGCAGGCTGCTGCGCGCTTGGGCATCAAGGAGCGCGAGGTTCGAGACGTGCTCGACTCGCCGGCGGGCGTCGTGATCGTCACGACCGACGGTGTCTCCTACATCGACGTGCCCGAGGACCGCCCGGACGTGGACGGCAAGACCGGTCTGATGTTCCTGTCGGCTCCCAAGGAGGGGTACTCCTACGCGTTCCCGATCTTCGCCCAGCCGGAGCCCGAGCCGGAGGCCGGCGAGGACCTCGAGCCTGCGCCGGGCGACGAGCCGGGCGACAACGGTGACGCAGAGGGATCCGAGGGTGCGATTGCTCTCGCGTCCGCGACGGTGGCCGAGGTGCTCGACTGGGTCGACGGTGACCCCGAGCGTGCCACCGGCGCCCTCGAGGCTGAGCGTCAGCGCGAGAAGCCCCGCAAGGGCGTCGTGGACGTGCTCGAGGAGCTTCTAGCGGATCAGACCAACGACGACGCCTCTGACGAGTCCGAGGACGACGAGACGGGCGACGACGAGCCGGGCGACGACGAGCCGGGCGACGACGAGCCGGGCGACGACGAGACCGCTGAGGAAGATGCGCAGGAGGACGACGATGGCGCGGAGTGATCGCAAACCCATCCGCGAAGCACTGCCGGGTGGCCTGACGGTACGCGATCTCGAGGACCGTCTTCGCACCGAGCTCACGGCGACCTTCGCCACGACGAGCGACCAGTATCTCTGGCTGCGCGATCTCACCGACGAGTGGGTTGTCTACGAGCTCGAATACGGGACCAACGCCGGCTGCTACCAGATCACGTACACGATCGACGACGAGGGGAACGTCGCACTCGGCGACCCCGAAGAGGTCGAGCAGAAGACGGTGTACGAGGTCAAGGAGGCCACCGACACCCTTGTCGGGCGGATCCTCGAGGCCAAGGGCACCGACGAGAAGACCGGAGAGCGGATCTACCAGGTCGAGATCCTGCGGTACGGCCCGTCGCTCAACGGTCGGCGCTACCCGGAGGCGGTGATGCGCACGGCGGCCTCGCTCTACGAGGGTGCGAAAGCCTTCGATCATCACCGTACCGACGAGGATCTCGTCACGTCGACCGTCGAGGGGATCGTCGGCTACTACCGCGACGTCAAGCCCGGAGAGCAGGCGCTCGAGGGAGAACTGCATCTGCTGCCCTCAGCCTCGCGTGTGACCGAGGCGCTGGACGCGTCGTTGGCGCTGCAGGCGCAGGGACTCGAACCCCTCATCGGCATCTCCCACGACATCTACGCGAGCTTCAAGCCGGTCGTGGAGAACGGTCGCCAGGTGCAAGAGGCGACCCAGGTCCAGAGCGTCAACAGCGTCGACATTGTCGCGCAGCCGGCCGCGGGGGGCCGCGCAACGCGCATGGTTGCCGGAGGTCCCGGGACCGCGGAAGACCCCGAAGAGGAGGAGACCATGACGCCCGAGCAGCTGCAGAAGCTGATCGACAGCGCCACCCCCGAACAGAAGGCGGCCATCGCCGCCGGCCTCGGGGTCCAGCCGCCCGCCGAACCGACGCCGGAGGAGAAGAACCCCGCCGAGCCGGATCCGGCCGCGCCGAAGGAGCCGGCTCTGGTTGGTGCCGCGACGGAGTCCGTCACGGCACGCGACAGCGTGATGGGGCGGTTCCTGGTGAAGCAGGCCGTGACGGAGGCCAACCTCGACGTACGGATCGTCGAGACGGTCGCCAAGCATCTGCCGACGAGGTTCACCGAGGCCGACCTGAAGAGGCAGATCGACCACGCCCGCTCGTTCGCTTCGGAGTTCGAGAAGGCGGGTCTCGCGCCGACGGTGACGCAGGTCACCAAGGAGGAGCGCGACCGCAAGCTGGAGTCGCTCGATGCGATGCTCGCGGGCGACTACCGCAAGGGCTACAAGTCGTTCAAGCACGCCTTCATGGACATCAGCGGCTACGACGTCCGCAAGGCGTTCGACCCCACCGGCGAGGACTTCAACCGCGCCGTTCTGCGGGAGAGCCGTGGTGCGATGGCGTACGACTCGTCTCGCCGTGCTGTGGATTCCCTGCGTACGGTGGAGTCGATCGCGACGTCGACGTGGGCCGAGATCCTCGGGGACTCGCTCACCCGGCGCATGGTGGCCGAGTACGGGCTCGCGCAGCTCTCGGAATGGCGGAAGATCATCTCCTCGATCGTGCCCGTGAACGACTTCCGCACCCAGCGCATCGACCGCATGGGTGGGTACGGGACGCTGCCGGGCGTCAACCAGGGAGCGCCGTACCAGCCGCTCACGTCGCCGACGGACGAAGAGGTCACGTACACGATCACCAAGAGGGGTGGGACGGAGGACCTGACCCTTGAGGCGATCGCAAACGACGACCTCCGCGCCGTCCAGCGGATCCCGAAGAAGCTCGGCCGCGCCGGGGCGCAGACGCTGTTCCGGTTCGTGTTCGACTTCCTCGCCGGCAACGGCAACGTCTACGACGGGTCGGCGTTGTTCGTCGCCGGCCACTCGAACACCGACGCCGGGTCGGCGCTGACCGCGACAACGCTGGCCACCGGCCGTCGCAAGATGCGCAAGCAGACGGCGTACGGCGACAGCTCGGAGGTGCTCGGTTTCACGCCCGCGATCCTGGTTGTGCCCAGCGATCTCGAGGGGACGGGCTTCGAGCTCACGAAGTCGGCCGTGGCCATCACGACGAACAAGGACGCCACGGTCCCGAACATCCACCAGGGCCTCGAGCTCATCGTCATCGACTACTACAGCGACGCCGACGACTGGTTCCTGGTGGCCGATCCGGACCTGTGCCCGACGATCGAGCTCGGGTTCTACCAGGGCCGAGAGGACCCGGAACTGTTCGTCCAGGACGACCCGAACACCGGGGCCGTCTTCAACTCGGACAAGGTCACGTGGAAGATCCGCCACATCTACTCCGGTGCGGTGCTCGACTACCGCGGCTTCTACCGGGGCCAGGGCTGATCTGACGGCTGAGCTTGTGGGGGGCTGGGATCTACCCGGTCCCGGCTCCCCACACGGCGTGAGGACGAAAGCGAGGGCAAGAACATGAAGCTTAAGGATCTCCAGGGCGACGTCCAGATCCTGCGGGCGTTCGTCGCCGGCCAGCCCACGGCGGGCACCGCAGACGAGTGGGTGGTCGGACGCGTACCGTTCAACGGCAAGATCACCAAGGTCGTGTTCACGGGAGCGGCGGACATCACGGGCGCGGCGACGAACCACTTCCGCGCCGACCTGCGCAACCGTGCAGGGGACGCTGCGGGCACCGTCGACGCCGCGACGCTCGCGTTCGACAACGGCATCAACGCGACGGCGTGGATCCCCAAGACGATCACGCTGTCGGCGACGGAGGCGAACCTCAACGTCGCCGAGGGCGACGTGCTGACGATCGAGAAGGTCGTTGTCGGCACCGGCATGGCGATGCCGGAGGGCCTCGTCGAAGTCCACATCCAGGCGCGCTGATCCTATGGCCCGCCCCTACGCGCTGAGTGGCGCGGACGAGCAGATCTACGC